GCCGCCAAAGCAGCACAGCCAGCCCTGCCGTTATCCCGATCTCGAAAACCAGCACGAAGGACAGCCGTATATCGTCGCAGGGGACCCGCAGTATAGAGGCCCCGGCCAAAATGACCGCCATCCATAGGCTAGGGCTACTGTGTGGCCGTGTAATAGAACGCAACCCCTTTCACCTCCAGGTCTCCACTCCCGTCAGCGACATCGTCCCGCCATATCCGCAGCGTTACCCAGTTGCCCGCTGTTAGGCTTGAAAAGTCGGTTGCGACACTGAGCGTGACCTCGTCCGGGGTGGACGTGGTCCCTGCCAGCGCAACAGGTGTTTGATCGGTCGCGCTCGCGTCAGCGGCCGTCCCGTCCGCGTTCACGTATACATCGAAGTCGACCTGGTTGGGCGTGGTGGAATTTGACTCCGTTGCAAATACCGCGAACGCCCCTCCGGAAGCATAGTCCGCAGGGACTCTGAAGGATACCTGTATCGGCGTCGTCTCCGCATCGGCCCAGACAACGTTCATCACATTGTCGTCCGCCTCCAGGCCCGGTGCCGAGCTGGCAGTGATGGCGGCCGAACCGTTATGGGTGAATGCCATCAGGGGAAGCTGGACATATCTAACGGCGTCCGCAATCTCTCCCGCCGTAACGCCTCCTGTCGCATCCGTTACACCTCCGGTAGCCGTGATCGCTCCTGCAACAGATAACGTCCCCTGGTTCACCTGATTGCCCTTAACCAGCATATTGGTGAAATAGCCGTCGTAGTAGACGCTCCATGTGGGATAAGTGAAGACGCACAGCAGCGCTATTATTATAGTGCTAATCGTTATTAATCTTTTCATCCTCCGGCCCTCCCTTTTTCTTGGCCATCTTTCTTAGGGGTTTTTTCGCATTGCGTTTGCCGGGGTCATCCGCCCCGACGACCTCGAACTGCTGCTTGCGGCTTGACTCTAAAAGCTTCCTCGCGAAGTCATCGGGGTAATCTCTGATTTCCCCTCTTTCATGAGCGCCATGAGGCGGCACGGCCACCTTTTCCTGTGGCCCGTTATACTTAATCTTCATATCGGCTCTTCCGTATTCGATTAGGTCGCGATGGTGTCGTACCAGAGAAACCCCAGATCCGAGCAGGCCTGGACGATGTCCGTGCTTTCGGCCACCTCGTAAACATCCTGATGCTCCGCCTCCTCGCGCCAGGTGGTCGAGCGCCTGGGGCTCCCGTCTTCATAGTTTTCCCGCGCCTGGTATCCCGCAGACGGAATTTTCAAACCCGGCGCTGGCGGGCGGTAAAACAGAAAGGCGGACCCCTTGCTCGCGTTCAGCTCCCATACGTTGACGGCGGTAAAATCGTCTCCGGCTGCAGTCTCTTCCGCGCTCGAATAGATGGCGTCCCCGATCAGGCACTCCTGGACCCCGACCACCGCGGCAATAAGGTCCGGCGTCAGCACGCCCCGCTGCGTATACTTAATGCGGTCAAGGAGTGACGACTCCATCTTCAACTCCTTGAGCGTGTTCGCGCTGAGCATAAGTACGTTCGGGCGTAGGCCGGTGTTGCCGCGTATCGTTTCGATCCGCGTCTCCACGTCCTCGATGAACGTATTGCTCGCCCCGGCCGCCCAGAGGCCTTCGGCGTCTTCGTTGGCGCTCGACCATGTGCTGTTCAGCACGATGTAGGCCGTCCTCTTTTCCTTGCTGAGGTCGATCTTGTCCGCCGCGAATTCTATGGCGTCCTGGTCCGGCTTTAGCGGCGGGGCCATCTGGCTGTTTGCAGCTCTTCTGTCCTCGTCGGTCACCTCTTTTGCGAAGGCGTACTCGGTCGGCGTCACGTTCACCCAGTCGGTCGGGTATCCGCCCCGCTTGGCCCGCGCCCCTGGACCGCGAACGTCCGCCTCATCGCGGAACCATGCGCCCTTCAGGTACTTCGCTATCATGGCTTTCGGGTCGACCCCGTTGATGATAGGGAAAACCCGGTCTGCAATGTAGTTCATGTTCTTATAGGCGATTGAAACCGTCCTGAGCGGTCCCCTCACCAGCTGTGCTCTCACGTCCGGTGGTGCCATAACTCACATCCTCCTTTTTTATAATTCGATTACGCCACTACTGTGATCGATGTCATCAGCGCGGAGCCGAGGTCATCTTCATCACCGCCTAAAAGCAGCAAACCCACCGGGTACTGGGTCGAAACCGCCGCCTGCGCCTTTCCCGCATCCGACGCGCTCTGGTATTCACAGGCGATGATGGCTCCATATGCCAGCGTCGCCCCGAGCACCACCTTGCTCACCCCGCCGCATCCGATAAGCCTTACGACGGCGGGCTGGTCTTCGGCGTCCGGGGCGTTCTGCAGAATCCCAAGCGGCACGTCCGTGATGGCGTTCGGTCGCCTTATTTTGCCGTTCGTCGTGTCCTGAACCACGATGCGGTACTGATCACTACTGAGGTCCTCATAGGCCTTCAGCGTGATGTCGCACACTTTTTCTTCCCATGCCATGTTATTGCCCCCCTTTCAAATTCAATGAAAACCGGTTTTAGCCGGCGTTATCCCGGTTAAACCTGCACAATGCCGAGTTCTGCGTGATAATCCCTTACGAATTCCGGGTTTTTCGCCTGCACAAAAACGAACGCATCGTTGTAACTCAGCTTTCCGTCTTCGGCCATCGCTTTCTCAATTAACCGGTCCAGCTTTTCCGACGCCTTTCCTGCAATCGGCGTGTCCTTTTTCCCGGGAAGTTCCTGCATGGGCACCTCGCTGAACTCTCTGCGCGACAAAATCACTCGCGTGAAGTTGTCCGGGTCTTTCAGCGCCATGTCCTTTCCGTATTCCTCCACCTGCGCCGGCGTGATCCGGCCGGACCCGAGCGCCTTCGCCACCAGTTCGTCCGCATTCCGCTCCGCCCATTTCTTCTTGAGGTCTTCATGGTCCTTTTTGAGCGCAAGCAGTTCAGTCTCCGCTTTGGTCGGCGACTTTATCGCAGCGAGCACCGCCTCCTTATCCGCGTCATGGCTCACGCCGATGGCGTCAAGCACTTCCTTGCAGGCGACTATTGTCCCCGCAGCCTCCAGATCCTTGTTTTTCGCGATCATGGCCTCGGCAGCATCGACAATCTTGTCTTCGCCGGCGTCATCCGCCAACCCCAAAAGTTTTTTCAGTTTTTCCAGCATTGCTTCTCCCTCCTGTTTTTTGTTTGTGTTGATATTATTCTGTCGCTCTTGATATGAGCGTTCCATCCTCGCGACGATGGGCTGAAGGTTGTTGACCTTCGGGTAATTGGTGAGCCCGACGTTTTCCACCTTCCATATTTTGCGATCCTTTTTCGTGACCCAGAAAACCGGCGAGAAGTAGCGGTATTCCTTGTTCTTCAGATACTCCTTCGCCTTTTCGGTCCATTCGACGGCCGCCCAGAGCCCATCCTGCCCTTTGTCGATAAACCGCTTGATCCATCCGGATGCAGGCGCCTGCACGTCTTTCATGGTCTGGTGTTCGTAGTCAATAACCGCGTCGTTCCCACGGCGTTCGAACTCGCTGATGACGGACGCGATGCCCTCCTCATCGAGATATGCGGGCTCCTCGCCCTCTATATCGATTTCGCCATAGGGAAACACCTGGAATTCATTCGGGACACCGTCTATTTCCTTCAAAATATAACGCAGAATCCAATCGCTCATTTTCCCTACTCCTTTTTTTTCATCGCCGCTTCGAGGATTCGTCTCTCTTCCCTTTCGTATCTCGACAGGTCTGGCTTCCAGGCGTCAAGCCCTGCCTTCCCCGGATTATAGCGCCATCCTTCGTCCGGTTTTAAATCCGTTCCCTGTTTTTCCTCCTTAAGACCCCTTTGTTCCATCTGCCTCCCGGACAGCGTTTTCACGTAGCAGTGTCAGAAAAAGCCGTTTGGAGGATACCACTCGCGCCAGAAGGGATGGTCCGCGTGATAGACCTTTTCGTGATGAGCGACATGGGTCGGCCTGGATGTATCCAGGAGCCGCGACATATACTGCCAGTACGGCCGCCTCGCCTTCACCGCCGTCATCTGCTTGTAGCGGCCCACCTGGTAAGCCGTCTGGAGGTTCGCCCGGTAGATGTTCTCCAACCGCCAGCCCGTCAGCCTTTTCCGGATCGTTCCGTCCGGAAGTTCCACGATCGCCCGTTCACCCCTGGGAGCGAACCAGCCTTTTCGTTCGAGAATCTTTCGAAGTTCTTTCCTGAACGTTCCCAGGCTGATTCCTTCATCGAGCGCCTTCTGAATCTCGTCCCTGATATCTACCAGGGCGTCCATCGATGTCACCCGCGCGACCGTAAATGCTCGCGCATGGGCCTGCTGCCAGACATCCCGCCAGGACTCGGGAGAAAGAACGATCCCTTTCTCCAGGAAATAATCGATCGCCTCCGAAAACGGCAGATTTCCGTATTTGACGGCCATCAGTCTTCATCCGCCTCCGCCGCCGCATACCCGGTCAGCCCGGCTGCGAACATGGCCTTCGCAAGCAATTCCTCGAACTCTTTCCCATCGAGCATCGGATATAAAGTATAAATCTTCTCACCTATCTCTTCCAGCGATTCCGCCCCCTCGATCATGTCGAGAACCGGCTTCAACAAAGCGGAAACGGCCCTGTTTGCCGCAATAGCCCCGTCCCGCGACAGATTGTCCACGTCCTCTTGAGAAAAACGGTTCTCGTCGCGTTTTGCGCTCTTCATGATCATTTTCAATGATGCCGGCGCGGCCGGCTGCTCCGGTCCCCGAACCTGAAGCAAGGTCTCCCCTTCCTCGGGCATGGGGATGCCGAACCGGTCTCTCACATGCTCGGCGGAGACGGGCTGCCCGAATTCCACCAGGTTTTTATAGACCTCGCTCAGCGTCTTCAGGTCCTCCGGCTCCTGGAGGTGGAACTGGAACCAGGGAACGGGCGCGTCCCACCCGAAATTGAAGCCGACAAGAGGACGCAACACCTGCATCCTGAGCGTGTTGGCCAGGGACCAGGAGTCCGACTTTACCAGGTCCAGCCTTACTTCGTTGTGCGTCTTGCTCGCTGCGTACGACCCCTTTTCCCCCACGTCGGTCGTGAGGGTCGCGCCCACGATCGCCTTCGAGATCTCACGGTTGCAAAAATCGGCCAGGGCCTTGTATACGTTTTCCTTTGTCGACCCCTTCATCGCCTCGACAAACTCGATCTCCGTGCTGTCGCTTATAATGCCCGCCGCATCGGCCCCGAGCGCCTGGATGGCGGTTACGAGCGCGTCCTTATCGTCCGTGCTGGCTCCGGGATGGTATTTTCCGAGCCTGAGCGGCATCCCGAACACTTCGCAAAAGGCCACCCAGTCCTTGATTGAGTAATTCTTGAAAAGGTACATCCAGGCGCACACCCTGAGCATGCCGGCCCTGGTGTCGTAGCCGGACCGGGCCTTGTGCCTGTGGTAAACGACCTTGAAGGGCGGGATCTCCTCGCCGAAAAGATTCTGGTCCGTAATTATTCGAGGTGAAAAATCCTTCACAAACGTCAGCCTCTTCTGATGTATCCACTTGAGCCCAGTAATCACGGTGTTGCTGCCGTCGACATCCCACAGAATCTCGCTGGCTGCGAAGCCTTTCCCGATCGCGTCGAGGAGGTCGAACAGGCTGTCCTCGAAATCCGGCATGGAAAAAAGGACGTCCCTGCAAAAATCGGCGACTTTTTCATCCTTTTTGTCCGGTTTTTCTTTGAGTTTCGATCCTTCGCCGTAAGGCGCGATGCCGAAGTTTAATGAGTTGACGGCGTTTTTTCTTTTGAGCAGTTCGGCCGAAAGATGCGTATCCTTTTCCTCCATCTCCTCGAAAAGCTCTGACTGGCTCGTGACATCCCCCTGGTCAGCCAGCAACAGTATGGATGCCAGCCGCTCCGGCGTGAGCCCCCGGCTCGGGTAGGTACTCCACCGGTCTTTGATCGACACCTTCGAGACTTCCGACCGGACAGGCTTCCGCAGCTCCCTGACCCGCCTCCCGAATTGATCCAGTATCATTACCAGGCCCCTTTCCGTTCGTTGAACCGGCGTTTGGCTACGGTTTGATATTCTATAGGTCCGGCCGGTGTGCCCGCCGCATGTGTCGCAAGGGCGTCCGCCCAGAATTCGTCTGCATGGCCTTTTTCCGTGCGGTCCGCGTCGAATCGAGGATTCCCGGCCGCCGTGACCAGCTTTTTAACCGCGTGGTGGCTATTCCTGATATCCTGCTCAACCGGGATGCGTTTTTTCCTGTCCTGAAACTTCTGTTTGATCTCGGTGGCCAGCTCCAGCTTGACGGGTCCCGTAAACAGCACCCCTTCGACCCTGTATTCCCCGTAGCGGCGTTTGGCGTCTTCGACCGGTTTTTCCCCCATGCCCGTCTGGTCCATGCACAGGCGGTCTATGTCGTACCGATCGAAAACCCGTGCGAGTTCGGCGTCCTGCTCGGCGAAAGTGGCCCGCCGCATCCTCACAACCTCCCGGTTCCAGAGCACGTCCCCTATCATCTCGTCGACCCAGATTACCGCAAGATCTCGCCGAATCCCGATGTCCATCCCGGCATAGCACTTGCCGCCTTCATACCTGTCCGGATCTCCGGCCGCATCGTCCTCGCACGAGCAGATCAGGTCATAATCCAGCCACGCGCTCGCTTCATCCAGCCACTGAAGCTCGTATTCCTGCGCCCAGGCGTCCGGGTCACCGAGTCCGATTCTCAGTTCCTCAATGTTGCGCGGCAGGCCGTCCTCAACCGCCTGATAAATGTCCGTCACCTGCCGGTACCAGAGATCGTCTTTCCCGGTCATAAGATCGTAAAACTTGTTGCCCTTGCCGTTCGGCGTGCTAACGACCCTGATCTTGTGTCCTGCGGATATGACCGGAAAAAGCGCCGCCCAGATCTTGAGGCTGTCCTGGTGAAAGGCGAATTCATCCAAAAAGACGTTCGCCGAAAAACCCCTGGCCGTATCCGGATTCGCGGGCAGCGCCGTCACGCGGCTCCCTCCCGGCCATTCGACCTCCTGAGACCGGTATGTCGCTTCTCCCCTGTAGTCGCTCTCATACGCCTTGATGATGGACCCCATAGCCTGGCAGTGCCGCTTGAGGCCCTCCTCGACGGCCTCCTTGGCCTGCCTTTCTCCCCTTGACAGAATGACCCACCGGACCCGTTTGCCTTCGAGCTCGGACTCCTGGCAAGCTTTGGCTATTTCGAATGTCGTGCAAAAGGTCTTGCCTGTCTGACGGGCGAACATCCCGGTCTTGAATCTGCGGGGGCTCGAGATCCATCGCCGCTGGTATCCGTAAAATATGGGATCAGACCCCATACTGCTCCTTGATAATCTCCCGAAAACGATCCGCACTCATCGGGCCGTCCTTTTCCGCCGCATCGACGGCGTTCGCCACATCCTCGAAAGCCTGCTTTCGAACCTTGTCTTCCATCTCCTGCGCCCACTTTTTCTGCCGGACCGCCGCCTGGCTCAACTTGGCCACCGCCTGCCCTATCTTCGCCAGGCTTTTGTCGTTGAGCTCTATGTCCACCAACAATTCAAACATCTTCGTCTGCACGAGCCGGATGATGGCATCGTTCAACTCGCCGGCGTCATCCTCGGAGGCCTCCGCGATCGCCTTTGCCTGATCCGTCGCGACCTTCAAGGCCCTGAGTTTTTCCTCGAATTTTTTGCCGTACCGGTGGACGCTCGACTTGCTTATCTCAAAACCCTTTGTTTCAAGCCATTCAGCAAGCCCGACATAATCCGCAAACCCGCCCCGGATCAGCTTCCGCTCCAGCTCCTGCCGGACGTCTTCAGGTAAAAGTTCCACGCTCGATCTCAGCATCATCCTGTCCCTACCAATACTTTCGCGGTCGCGCGATGCCGGGCTCGCACTCGATGGTGTACTCGACAATATCCACGCCGTATCGGTTCAACTCCGCAGACCAGCAGGCCTCATCCTTCCCTTTGATTCCGATCAACCCGCGATCCTCCAGATAATCCAGCTCCTTCCGGATCTCTGCCGGCGTCACCGCCATATCGGTACCGCATACCGTTGAGCAAATCAGATCCTCCGAAATGAGATAGGGGCGCCCCGCGTTAAGCGTCTGGAGGATCCTCCACCGCAGCACCTCCCGCCTCTTTTTCTCAAGATCCATGTCTACCCCCTTATTTGGAGTAAGGCGACCGTGTCGCCGTTCAAATCAGTTATCTTTAATCCTTTTTCACCGGTTTTTGCTTGTGAATAAATTCCCATATGGCGTCTATCTTCTGCTCGATCTTACAAAAACTCATAATCCAGTCCTCTCGCCGCACATAGTCGCGCGGAAGGCATTCCTTCAATTCCGACAATTCCTGACGCAGTCTTTCATGCCTGCCCACCTGTTTCTGTATGCTATCCCGAATATCCCGCAGGTATAAGACGGCGAACGTCAACATCGCCGAAAACACGCACCCCACGATGATCAGCGCGATTTGTGTGGTCATGATTTATTCCCCGTAATCATGCTGAAAAACTTATTCGCCGACCCCCGTTTTTCCGCCGACCGGCCGATCACCCAGACACCGCAAACCCCCGTCCAGGCCCACCAGAACTCGCCCGGCAGCGACAAATCTGGCATAGGTTTTCCGGTAAAAAACACGATGATCGGAAACGCAACATGCACCAGAAAAATGAATCCCAGCCCGGCATATACCATGCACGGCCGCGCCCGTTTGGTGAAGGAATCGCCCTGCCGCATCTCGGAAACCATGATCGATTTCTGGGCATCGATAAGATTGTCCTCACGGCGCTGGAGCATATCCTGCAACTGGATCTGCGCCTGCGCCTTCTCCGCGTCCGTCATCTTCGGCGGGAAAAACCGCTCCACAATCGATGTCGCGAAATCCGCAACCGACCCCAATCCCGTTAAGTCCATGCTTTCCCCCTTTCACCGGTTCCCCGGTTCCCCGCTGCCGTCCCTAAACTCCTTGCCCCTTTTCATACGCCACCGTCAGCCTGGGCACGTCGATCCTCACAGACACTACGCACCGGTCGACCTCGAACGGCACCATCGCCTTGTACTCCCCCAACCGGAAAACGATAAAATACCGCCCGTCCCCCCATTTCTGTTTCCATTCCCATACCGATTCCGGATCGATGCTCCCCCCTGCGATGTTCATCGGGCGCGGCCAGTCTTTTTGGAAAGGATGGTCGACGTAATACACCCAGTAACTCAACACTTCCTGCGTGGTGTTGTCGACTATAATTGCCCATTCCTGCTCGCTGCATTGACATTTAGTTGTTGCGAACAATACCAACAATACAACCACTAACATACTTCCTAAAACCTGTGCTGTCTTGCCTCTCATGCTATCGCCCCCGCTTTGGATGACCTCTTGACCTCGCTTTCAAATAGGCCCGGTGCTTCCACCATTTCTCATATTCCGTGCAAATCTTCACGGCACGCCGCTTGCCGACCCCCAGATCCCGCATCCGGCAATACACATGCAAGGGGTTCCCGTAATGCTGCCACCACTCAGTCAGACGCCCCATACCCGCACCGCCTCCCTGTAGCCGTGGCCAAAAAAAAGAGGCCCATCAACCTATGCCAGGTTCATGGGCCTCCAAGGGCCTTCAAGCGCGCCGTTTCCCGCAAGGGAAATGGCCCTCCAAGGGGCTCTCGGCGCTTAAGTTTCCATTATCTTACAAGTCTCTCCCGTTTTGTCAAGAATTTTCGCAAATAACGCGACGTCACCCAGACGAATCCGCAGATCCCGCATTTGAGTTCGAGTGCGAAATCGCCGCCCGGCACATGCCCCTGCCCGTCGCAGATTCTACGTCCGCAGAGAGGGCAGGGGATTTTGATGTCGTCGTTTTGGGGATTTTCGATCACTTAGAACATCCTCTCTATAACCATTTTCGACGCCATAACGATGACATCCAGGCTAAGGGACAGGCCCCTTTCCCTGGCCAATCCCTTGACCCGGTTCCATACGGTGTCGCTGCGGATTCGATCGAGGAACTCATGGCCTTTCCACGTCAGCCGCGTCGCCCAGCAATGAAGAGGAGCATTAATGGTAAAATCGCGGCAGTTGCCCTCGATAAAACCGGCTTCCATGAGCAATTTCATGTGGTAGGATACGATCTCGTTATCATATCCGGACACGGCTCCAGGCTCCATAACGCTGGTTGTGTCTTGGATATTTTCGAGCGCCATGAGGATCTTCCTGACGATGTCCCAGTCCCGTTTCATCACTCAATAACCTCCCGCCCCTCCAGCCGCTGCTGGTCCGACAGGAAAACCACCGTCCCCATCACCTGGTCCGCGATGTTCGTGAGATAGGCCCGCATATCGTTCCGGTGATGATCCAGCCGGGCGCTGTACCCGCCCATCAGGTAGATCACCGCCCCGATCTGGCCGATAAGCCCCAGGAGATCGTCGCAGGCGTCGTCCACGTAGGTGCGCTCTCGTTGTTTCTCGGTCATCGGGCACCTCCTTTCAGCAGCTTCAACTCGTACTGCCTCGGGATGCGTTCGAATTTCTGCACCGTCTCCCTGGTGATGTCCAAGAGCTTCGCCGTCTCTCTCTGCGTCAGGCCCATATTCCGGTACCTTTTCATCTCCTCATAGCGGTGCCAGTCCAGCTTGGTGCTCCTGGCGATGGCGTCCCGGATATCCAGCTCGATCAGCCGCTTTTGCCATCCCCTGACCTTGCTGATGTGGATGAACTCCTGGCGTTCCAGGGACTTGAGCATGTTCACGACGAAGGTGCGGAACTTGACCGATTTCGGCGTGTTGGCCAACAACGCGATATGGTACTGGCCGTCCGTGTCGAAAATGGTGGTTTCCCTTAAACCTGCATCCGTCGTCAATTTGACGACGGATGCAAATGGCTGTAATTCCTTGCGATGTCTCTCATAGAGCTTCATCACGCTTTTTCTCGGCTGCCTGTAGCCCAGGGCCGTCCCCAGCTGTTCGGCGGTCATCCAGTAACGCCCGTCCTCATGGACGACCTTGCTCGGATCGATGCCGAAGCTGACCAATCTCAATTCCTGTTTCTCTTCCATAACTACCTCCTTTGGATTTTGACTTCCGTTAACTCCCCGCGAAAACAAAAATCCCGAGACCTGTCAACGCCCCAAAGGAAGCGCCCCCGCCCTCGCGGTAACGGGGAGTCTCGGGAAAGGTTTCGTCCATAAAAAAATCGCCAGGACGGAGGCGATAATCCACCTTCGGGTTTTGACGCCCTCCATCGAAGCAAATTTTTCTCGAAATGTCAAGAAATTTTAGCATCATGTCTTTCTTTCCGGTTTTTCCCCGTTTGGACCGGTTTTATCCGGTTTTAACCCGTATTTCGTAATCCTGCCGGCCTCGAACCGCAGCACCATCCGGCCCGAAAACCCGGCCCTCCGAAGCTCCGTCAACTTCCTGATCGTCACCGTCAAATCCCGCTGCTGCCCCTCGATCCGCCTCGCCACATCCTTGGTTGTAAAAGCTTTTTCCATCCCATTCATCCAACCATCCTAATCATCCTATGCTTTCGTCACCTCATCAGCCTTCACCGCCACAACCCTCATCCGCCGGCCCTCAACAGTCGTAAACCGATAGAGCTTCACCTTAACATAACCGCCCATCACCGCCTGGACATTCCCCGGCCCGTGCACGGTATTCACGCTATCCCCCACCTTCACCGCCATCCTCTTTACTCCCGATCCGGTCCACCAGATTCCCCACAATCCCATGCAATTCCCTGAATTCCGCCCCCGTCATACCTCGCGCCGTCCCTGTCTTTCCGGTTCTCCGATTCCCCGTTTCTCCGCTTCTTCGCTTCACTTCCCGCGCCTGCTCTTCCCGCGCCGTCAACCCCTCATCGCTCACCCGCTCCGCATCACCGAGCATGACTTTCTTCAAGTAGTTGTGATTCTTCAATCCAAATTTCTCAGCGTTGACGATGGTAGTAATTGCCGCCGAAATCCTCGCCCAGTCAGTCTTGTAGCGTTTCCCCTGGTAACTGAAAGCATTGTGTTCTAGAAGTTTCAAAACCTCCTTAAGAAGTCTCAATCGTTTTTTAAAAGAAACAGTACCCCACCTTTCGACCCTGAAACAATCCGTGTATTCGTACACGATGTCCCACTTTTTCCCGAACCGCGAAGCCAGTTCCACCATCTCCGACATCAACCCTTCATGCGCCGCCTGGTCAAGGGAAAATTTCGACTGGCATATAGGACAACTCAGTTTCACGCCATATCCTCGAATAGGTGGTCATAATATCCATTCGCCCACAACCACCGATCGTGGTCGACCTTTTCGAAACAGAAATCGCCGCCAACGAGTTTCGCTCGAACCTCCGAAAAACATTGTTCACAAAGCATCGCTTGATAAATACGATCCTTTTCGATATCGATGTCTTCGTGTAAAAATACCTTGTCCTCCAGCACGTCCCCGCACTTCGGGCATTCATATACGGCAAACAAATCAATCATTTGTGTTCCTCCTGGCCGCGACACAAAGCCCCATCACAAACATGCCGATAATTGCCCCGATAAAAAGCCCTCCTTTCAACGCAAGCCAGACCATTTTCACCCCCTGAAAACCTAAACGATTAGCGACAAGAGCGCCGCGCCTAAAGC